GTTTAAATGATTGTATCCTTTCTTACATTCAATACAAAATATAAATTTATTAGGGGTAATTAAATCCCCGTAAATTTTTAAGTGATCTGGTACTGTATGGGTGGAGGCGAACGCCCCAGAACCGGGGCTTCTCGAAAATTCTGTGGTCTTGAATCTATCATTGAGTAGCTTCGCCACCTGTCGTTCGAATGTGTTCCCTTTAGTCCTACTGTTCTTCCGTTTAGGTTTTTTGCGAAGCTGATTTAAATTGTAATAATCATCCATAACTATCTCCTTTGAACTATAATAGACTGATCGGACATGAAAAACAAAACCAAGATTACCTTCAACCCAGATGGGTGGAAAATCAAAACCGAGTATCGGAGCAAGAATAGAATGAAATTTCAACTCAAACTAAATCAAGAAGAAGCCGAAGCGTTTAGGAATTTCGCAAACAGTGTGAAGCCTGACGAGATTACTATGAATGATTTTGTTCGGTCCATCTTCTTTAATGGTGTTCGTACACTTGAGCAGCAGCTAACCACTAACCTTGTCCAGCACATGGAAGAGAATCGAGAAGAGTATGAAGCTTCTGGGTTCACCTTCGACACCTCTGGGAATTTAACTGGTGTTGACGAAGCTTCCGCAAGCGGTAACATTGAAGTAATAGAGTAATGTATACCCCCGTATTTCTGAAAACAGAAAACCAGCTTAATAAGATTATTAAGCAACAAAAGAGAACTAGGCAGGAGCTTGGGATTCTTTATGTATCCTTATGGGATGCGCCTTCTCAAAAGTTGGTAAAAGATATTAAAGAGAAGCTTCCTACTTCAGAGACAGCCTCTAAGAATAGTAAGCAACTGTTTATCGTGGACAGCTTTACAATGCCCCATGCTTTTGTTATATTTAAAACGACTAAGCTACCACACTTGATTCAGCTTAAGAGAAGAGGGGTAGAGTCTGAGGATTATCTATCTCAAGTGTATCACGAATTAGGGCTTTGATCTCCTTTGAGTTCTTGATATTCTACGATCTTTCTTTCATACTTTTTATTCTTAGTGTATAATAATTTTAAATTGTTCACTATTACAGTCGTAAAATAGTTAAACGCAGACCCCTTGTTAGCTTGGAAATTCTTTAGAGTTTTAAGAATTAGAAGAAAACATTCTTGTTTTGCGTCCTCTTTGTCTATATTAAACTTGAAGGATTCGATTATGTTCGTGATTAATAGATCAAATAGTCCCATTAACTCGTCTTCATACTCCCGAGGGGAGCGAAGATAGAGAGGGATAATTTCTTCAAATCTTTTATTATCTATGTAATACACTTTTTTACCCATATAATATAATAGACTGATGCGTGAGCTACAAAATATATATGCGGGACTGAAACCCCATTGTCCCAATGCTTTATGCGAAGGCTGTACTATTCTGACAGAGAGTAAACCAGAATATGCACACATGGACTATGAATTCCTTACGGAAGGACCAGTCCTTTTTTTATCTGATTCCTTTCGCTATAAGTATGGTAAACTAGAGGCTTTTTCCAAACAAGAAAGGGAACTAATTGGGAGTCTTTATCCAGAGAAGTTACAGTATTCTGCCTCAGTTAAATGTCCTACGGTAAGAGAGTTAGACATGACTCCTGACAACATGAAGTTATGTCGAGCGCATCTAAATGCTACTATTGATAAGGTTAAGCCGCGCCTTGTCTTTGCTTGTGGCAATTTGGCTATGAAAATGATTATTAAAAAGAGCGGCATTATGAATAAAAGAGGAAGCTCTTATGAATATAGAACTAATTCTGGGCACAGTTGTATCGTTGTGCCTATTTATCACCCTTATGCTGTACTTAAAGAACCTAGGCACAGGTACTTGTTCGAAACAGACATCAAGAATGCTTATGAAAAATATGTACTTGGCAAAACAGCTACCGGGAACTTTACCTACAAAGTCCTCACGGAAATCGAAGATGTGGAAATACTGGGGGAGAGGCTAAGAGATTCTAAGGAAACTCTTGCAATAGATATTGAAACCACAGGTCTGAACTTTAGAACTGATAGCATTCAAACGATTGCCTTTGCTTCTAAGGAACAGACTTGGGTACTTCCCCTCGACCACAAGGACAGTCCTTTTAGAAAAGGGCAACCACACTATGCTAAGGTTTGGGTGATACTGAGACGCATTTTAGAGAACCCTAATAATAAGAAGGTATTTCACAACGCTAAGTTTGATCTCAAGTTTTTAATTAACTACGGGATTGATACCAAGAATGTGTGGGATACAAAGATCATGCACCACTTCATTAATGAGATGGCTCCGAAGAGTCTCATGGATTTGGTGAAGCTATACTTTTCGGACGAACTTGAGAATCTCTAATGCTTACAGTTAAGAACCCTAAGACTTTTGATTGGGCTAACATGCCTTTGTCAGATTGCTGCGAAGGAAATGCTGCCGACTCCTACTTCACTCTTAAACTCTTTGATGTTATTGAAAAGAAGATTAAGGAGCTAGGCATGGAGAAGATTATTTCTAGGCTCATCATGCCCTCCTTATCTACCTTCGCTGAAATGGAATACGAGGGTATGCAAGTGAGTGAAAAGAAATTGAAACAGGTAGCTAGGCAACTAACCTCAGCTAATATTGAGGAAGAGGATGAGTTGTATGGGTTCGTGCAAGTTAAAACTAGCGACAATCTCTCTTCAAATAATGACCTGATCGAGATATTATATACTAGAGAGGGTGCCTTTGAGTTATACCCTCCTGATCGCACAGGCAAGGGATCACCTTCTGTCTCTGCACCGACACTTAAACTATTACTAGACCACATAGAATCGGAGTTAAAAAAGCGTGGGTAAGTGGGATCACAGAGACGAAGGAAAACGCATAAGCCAATCAGTACTCCAAGATAAAAGTACTGAAGACCTTAAGGTTGCCAGAGCTTTCATTAAAGGTATGCTTAACTTGCGTAAGTCTCAGAAATTAGAGAAGACTTACATCTTAGGTACAAAGAAGGCTATTAAATATAACGAAACCTCCAGAGTGTTCGTAGATTATAGGTTTGATGGTACTGCTACTGGAAGACTATCTTGCGCTGCCTATACTGCTAAAGAACCTATGGGGGTTTCCTTTCATACCTTACCTAGAGGTAAAGAACATAATATCCGCAGCCTTTTTGTATCTCCTAAGGATTACTACTTTGTGACAGTAGACTATTCGGCTATGGAGATGAGAATTTTATCTCATATTGCTAAGGACGGTAATATGCAGACTGCTTTCATCAACGGGGAAGACTTGCACACTTATACTGCTAGGATGCTATTTAATAAACCTAATATTACCAAAGAGGAACGACAGATCGCCAAAGCGGTGTCGTTCCTAATTGCATATGGTGGGGGTCCGTTTAATCTAGCTGAAACTACAGGCATCAGTATGGGTAGAGCTAAGAATATTATTGCTAATTACCAGAAGGTTTACCCAGCTATCTTTGAATACATGAGTTTCGTGGAGAAGTTTATTAAGAGAAATGAGTATGCTTATACTATCTTTGGAAGGCGTAGAAACCTCCCAGACATTACTTCCAAGGATTACTCTGTAGTCAATCGTGCAGCCCGTCAGGGGCTCAACTTCACCATCCAGTCTACCGCATCAGATATACTCTTATGTGGGCTCCTAGGGACTCACAGGAGGCTCAGAGAGGAGTCTGTGGATGCTCGGCCCATAGCTACCGTTCACGACAGTATTGAATTAATTTGTCACAAGGATCATATATCTAAGTGTTTGGAGATAGTTTACGATGAACTGGTAAACTATCCTTTTATTAAAGAAAACTTTAATATCCATTTCGATGTTCCCCTCAAGATAGACGCTGAGGTAGGCCATTCCTTTGGGGATGGTGTCGAGGTAGATTTTAAAGAAGGTAAACTACAGAATCTCCAAGAGATTCGGGAGTATATGAATGATTGAAGTAACAGTTACAGATGAAATGTTGTTAGAGGGGAGGAGATGTGCAGCAGAGATAGGGAAACTGCGAAACTCTATTGAACGAGGAGGAGGAAATCTCGCAGGGTGTATTGGCGAAATACTTGTCCGCGAGACATTAGGTTATGAAAAAGACAGCACCTTCGACTATGATTTGAGAGACAAGGAAGGCTTTACTATTGATGTTAAGACCAAGCGTACTTCGGTTAAACCAAAGCCCGAATACGATTGTTCTGTAGCTGCCTTCAATACCAAACAGAAGTGTGATAAGTATACTTTTGTGCGTGTCTTAAATGATCTAACTAAGGGTTGGATCTTGGGAGAGATGACTAAGGAAGAATACTTTGACAAGGCTCGTTTCATGAAGAAGGGAAAGGTTGATCCATCAAACGGGTTTAGAGTTAAGGCTGATTGTTATAATGTAGCAATCCAAGACTTGAATGAATGTAATGAAACTTAAATGCCTAGATTTTGGAACAATAGAGTTAATGGAGGGCACCCGAGAGGGGGATCTTTTAGTAGTAAATGCAGCAAGGTGTTCCTTTGATAAAGAACATACTGAGTTGGAGGGATCGGATAGTAAGCTTCTCAACTACTTGGCAAAGCATGAGCATGTCCTCCCGTTTCGTCACCCTTCTGCTACTCTACGAATTCATGCTCCTATTTTCGTTCTTCGCCAGTTGGGTAAGCACCAAGTAGGATTTTCTTGGAGCGAAGTCTCGCGGAGGTATATAACTACTCCCCCCCAGTTCCACTACCCTTCGGAGTGGAGAGGTGTGGCAGATAATGTAAAGCAAGGGAGCGGGGGTCCCGTTCCTGAGGTAGAACAAAATTTTACTGGACATGATTATGAACTTCTTATTAGCGATGCGTACTCTACTTACCAAGGAATGATGGATGCTGGTATTTGCCCAGAACAAGCTCGCATGGTTCTACCTCAATCTATGTTTACAACAACTGTCACCACAGGATCGCTGTTGGGATGGTTCCACATGTTCAAGCTCAGAACCGAAGAGCATACTCAAAAAGAAACCCAAGAGTACGCCACCAAAATCGGAGAAATAATGGCTGAACTATTTCCTATTAGCTGGGGGGCGTTATGCGAACACTGCTTGTAACAGATCTGCACCTAAACTCTAGAGTCCGAGGACTTTTGGATGCTCAATGTGATAGTATTTTAAAAATAGTTAACGACGAAAAGCCCAACGAGGTTATTATAATGGGGGATGTATTTATGTATCGTAAGCCCTCCCCGTCTGAGCTTCTCACTTTTAAAACCATTTTAGATGGCATAAAGCTAAGAACGGAATGTGTTTATGTGTTGCGAGGAAATCATGATAGTGAGACAAAAGCTGACGATGGGGTAACAGCCCTCAGTTTGTTCGAAGATCCTATTAATGGTGTAAAAATTATTACCCATACTTGGGCTGACAAAAAAAGGAAGAGGGTATTTATCCCTCACTATGAAAATGAAGAAACTATTATCTCTGCTTTGGAAATGGTCCCTAAGGACCATACGGTATTCGGCCACTTTGGTTACTCTGGTTGTCTTAATTCCGCTGGGGACGCTGACTTTGGCATCCCTCTTTCTAACTTCACTTCTCCTACTTTCTTGGGGCATATTCATGGTTTTCGTGAGGGACAAGGAGGACTACCAAAGTCTCGTACAAGAGTAATCTGTCTAGGAACTCCCTACACCACCAACTATGGTGAGTGTTTCAAAGATAACTTTTATGCTATTCTAGATGATGGGGGACCTAGAACTGAGAAGAATACGGGCTGGTTTAATGATAAGGGTGATACCTATACCGCAAAGTTTAAGAAGACCAGCCACGGTCCTCGTCACTTGCTCTATCCTGTTAGTGAAGTAGAGAATAACTTGGAAACTATTAATGATCCTAATTACTTTACTTTCTTACGAGTAATGGTGGGTGCAGACCATGTTCCAGTCCCCTATGAGAAATTGGATGTAGCTTATGTGGATGTGAAGTACGCTCCAGTATTCAATGAAGAAGAAGTATCTTCTTACTCCCCCACCCGAGATCTTTTTTCTATTAATGAAATGATTATTAATGATTATGTAGACTCCGCTAACTCTACTCTTACAACTGATATTTTAATGGAAGGCTATAGGTTACTTAAAGATGCAGATTAGTAAAATAAAAATAAAAAACTTTTACTCTTTCAAAGATGTCTCTCTCGATTTCTCTGACTATAGTGGACTTACTTTAATTAAAGGAAAAAATAAAGATACAGGGGGATCTAATGGGTCTGGGAAGAGTGCGTTGGTAGAGGGTCTCTTCTTCGCTCTAACTGGGAAGACTATTAGGAAGAGTACCGAGGATAGCTTGGTCAATAATCAAGCTAAGAAGAAGTGTGAAGTGGAGCTACATCTGACCCACAATAATGAGTATGTGATTATCAGTCGCCAGAAAAAGCCCACTAAATTAAGCTTTTTAGTAGGCAAAGATAATAGAACACAGGATACAGTAGCTGCTACGCAAGCTGCTATAGATTCTTTTCTGAATATCAATCATAAGGTTCTACTAGCTTCCATGTTCTTCGGCCAGTCTAACGAGGTTAATTTCCTAGACTGCTCGGCTGATGATAAGAGAATTATCATTAGAAATTTCCTGAACTTGGATGATATCTTCGGGATGCGAGATAAAATTAGAACCTTTAAATCTAATTTCTATCAGGGTATAAAGGAAAAGGATGCTGTAATCTCAGAGCATCAAAAGACTATTGCCAATTTGGATAAGAAGATTGGAGAAGTAGAGAAGGGAAAGAAGGCGTTTTCAACTTACGATGAATACACCTTAAGTCTATCGTTGGAAGATATCTTAGATGGGGAGCAGAAGGAGTTCGAATTAGATTGTAAGATCTCTGCATTAGATTCGCAAGTTGACGCTTTACAGGATAGGGAGCAACATCTAGAGGAGAGGATAAAGAACCCAGACGATCATCACCTGTGCGACATGTGTGGGCAAGCCGTGTATGTCTCAACAGATGTTAAAGAAGCAAGGAAAGAACTAGGGACCGTAGCTGTAGATATTAGAGACGCAACGCGCACCAGTAAGCTTCTTGAAGATTCCCGCTGGTCCCCACCGATAACCTCTAGAGAATTCGTGAAAGTTCTAGAGTATAAAGATCTGTGTAGGGAT